CGAATACGGGTATGAAAACGTCAGACATTGGATTCCTTACATGGAGTTGGCAGCGTCGTGGAGGACGCGGTGCCGCTTCTCAATACCGGCTGCAGCACCCTTGCCAAGCGGGTCCGTGAGGATCACGTGGGAGTCAATGTTGGGGCCGGTCTTGGCGCGAACGCCTGGCGTGGGCCAGTGCATGACCTCAACCTCCGAACTCAGTTCGCCATGTTCACGGCGAATCTCAGGACGGGAGTCAAGGAACCATGCAGCACGCCGGCCAATCTCGATGGCCTTGTCCCTCACCTTGTCTGCAACGGGGCGGGTGTAGGACACCCGCTCACCCGTGGAGCCGGATCCGAACTCGGGGCCGTACCAGTTGATGTTAGGCACTGGGGTTAGCCACCCTTCCGGGCGTGGAGCGGAGCGTAAAGGAGATGAACCGCGTGGCCTTGGACATGCCAGGGGAGCGCCGCGGCGGTGCCGCAAGATCCCATTCCCTGCCGTCGTAGACGACGCGAGCCCAAGACCCTACGGGCGCATCGCGGGTAACGCATTTGATTACTTCAACGTCGATCTGTCCGGGCAGCTCAGCGACGGAGCTGCGGTCAGCAGTCGTCGTGGCTTTGAGTTTGACGGGGGTGTCAGACGGGACTTTGACCAGGTTGTTTCGACTGTCGCGCTGGGCCACTTCGGGGTAGACCCAGATGGTGGACGTGCCTACATCAAGTAGGCGTGACCGCCTCAATTTAGTACCAGCCAGGGAATAGCTTGTCGCCACCGTCGTTTACTGGAGTCCAGTTCGTTTCGACAAAGCGCCCACTGCGGGGTGCCGGCCGATCCGGGTTAGTGAACCCAATAGACGTGATGCCGCCGTTCAAGTTGTATTCCTTCAGTGCGGCGATTTCAGCTCGTGTGAGAGCACAGCCAGCGGCGTTCTCGTCACTCCTGTTGAATGTCGCCATGTCACTGCGTTCCATTGAGAAAAAGGCAGGATTTAAGTAGCCCCTAGCCGCCGCTGCAACCGTAATGGCTGTAGCGACGGCAGGGGTTGTACTCGGATCCGGCCATGCGCGGCCGTAATGTCGAACCAGGGCAGAAGCCTCCGCAAGCACCTCTTCAGCGAGAGCGATTTCTTCCGGCGTCTCGATTGCTTCACCCACACGGGCAGCAAGTCGTTCAACCGTTGCGAGAGGCTGCATCTACTACGGCGTGACTTCAGCCGGGTAGTTGCCGCCCAGCGGGAACGGAGTACCCGCGGGGATCGGGTTGTTGAGTGTGGAGCGGTTCCACACCTTGGCCAGCCAGGAGTTGGGATCGCCACCGGGGGTGTCGGTTCCGCCGTCACCGGGCTTGCGCTCAACGGAGCCCAGGGAGCCGCCCTTGATGCCGAGCTGCACACCACGGAGGAAGAACTCTTCCGTGCCAGTGTGGGAGATGCCCTGCTGATCCACGATCTTGAGGCGGTCCTTGGTGTAGGCCGTTCCCATGAACGTGTCAAATACCGACCGGTCGGTCAGGTAAGCGACGTCATAGTCTTGGAGCCAGCGGAGCGCCCAGCCATTGGCCGATGCGGTAGCGCCGAACGGTACGGAGTTGGGGATGGAGGCAACGCCCGTGAAGCAAAGGAAGCCGGAGCTGGCGTACATGAATGCCTGGTCACCGGGGATGTGAACGGACGGGATGAAGTTCACGCCGGCCAGTGTGCCGATGGAAGAGTTGGCCAGAGCGGAGTCGCCCGTGCCCTGGTTCTTGACCAGCTTGTTCGACTTGATAAGTTCGTCAGCCAGGTCCAGGCCGATGAGGCAGTGGAACGATGTGTCCGGGGTCCGCATTTTCTTGAGGCTTGACTTGGCCTCGACCACGGCGTTGAAGAACAAGTCCTGCTGACGCTTCTGAGCTGCAGTGTAAGCAGCGTCGGAGTTGTCGATCAGGATCCGGCGCTCAAACGGGGCGTTCAGGATGGAGTTGAGAACTCCGTGCTCCAGATATTCGCCCAGTGCCTCGACCTGAGAATCGATGATCGGGGCCCAACCATTGAAGTCCCAATCCTTCTGCTCATCGGTCAGTTTGATGGCAGAGTACGGACGATTCTGTGAGATTGTGAGCGAAACTGATGTTTCCTCGTATGTATCTGTGCGAATCGGTTCGCTTCGATCATTCCTGGGAGCGTACTCTCGGACAGGAACGGTGCCCTTGACGCGCTGCGAAATGGTGTCGCCGGCAGCGGCGTAGAAGGTCTTGGCATCGGCACGCTTGGTGACGGTGTTGGAGATGACCAGTTTCTCGTTCAGAGCCTCAACGGCTGCGTCAACGAGAACCTGCGGCTTCAGGCGCAGGCTAGGTGCGTAAGTCATGGTTTCCCTTTCAGGGCATGAAAAAAGGGACCAGCCTTGTTGCTGATCCCTAACGGGTTGGTGTTACCGGATTACCGGCGACCCTTGTACTGTCGCCACGCTTCACGGCCATCAAGGTCCGGGGGTGTGGTGTCAGAGGGGGTAACGCCGCCGCGCGGTGCCTGTCGTGTGACGACGGGGCGCGGTGCGCTCGGGGCCAGTGCAGCGAGCTTCGCGGCCTGGGCCTCGATCTGTTCCTCATTGGTTCCAGTAAGGAACTCGATCAGGGAGTCATCCAGCTTGTGCTTACGGGCGGCACGTTCGCGTGCCACTTCGGCTTCAAGCTCTGCGCTTCGCTTGGTAGCTTCGGCTACCGCCTTGGCGATATCTTCAGGAGTCTTAGCCTCCTTCAACTTCTCTTCGGCTTCGCGCAGTGCTACGCGGCGACTCGCTGCCTCGCGGCGAGTGGATTCAAGATCGTCCTTCAACCATGAGAACTCTTCAGGCAGTCCCGCGTAGGGATCCTTCGTTTCAGTGGTGGTTGTAGTCTCGGTCTTGTTCTCGGGCTCCTGGCCCTGAGGGGTGCCGGTGTCGGCCATTCATGTCCTCCTGGGACGTTATCTGTATTTGGGGTCATACGTGCCCTGTCGTCGGCGTTCCTGGTTCAACCATTTGCGCCAAGCATTCAGGGCATTGTTGGTGCCGTTGCCATATCGGATTCCCTTCTTGGCAACGTTCTCCTTGTAGTCCTTTGCCCATTGGGCGGACTGCGCGGGAAGCATTGGGTTGTCCACATATCGGACAATCAAAAAACAGTGGCAGTTATCGTGGTATCGCCGGATGCCGTTGGCATCGAACGAGTCAGCGGAAGCTTTGTTGCCGGCGCGGGTGGTCCGCTTGCGCGTGCCCTGGTAGTAGGTGCCGTCCTCGTTCTGACTGAGGGTTCCGGCGTCCTTCTTATAGACCCAGCCTCTTGATGCGAGTAGGGCGCAGAACGCACAGCAGTTGGGGCGCGTTCCTCGCGCCCAAGCCATCACGCGCTTATCCATGGCAATAACGTGGTCAATGACCTCACGGCCACCGGAGATGCCGTAGCGGTCCACGCGGCCACCGCCAGTGGAGCCCGCGGTGGAGAAAGCCTTATCGACTTTCGCCTGAGCCTCGCGGCCGGTCAGTTCCTCGTCCTGCCAAATTGCCTTGGTGCGCTTTTGGTAGGCGGCAACCACGTCATCATCCAGCGCCTTCTGGAAGGCGGCGTTGACGTCCTCGCGGGTCATGTCGCGGCCCCAGTCAAAGTCCTCGACGGTGACCTTCTCGCCGTTGTTGTGTTCGGCGGTGTCCAGCCAGTCGTTTACCTGGTCATCAATGGTGACGTCGGAGAAAACAATCCGGTCCTCGCGGGGGTGCGGATCCGCTCCAGCTCGACGCAACTCTGATTCAAGCCACTGCTCATCCTCGTCTGAGGTTTCGCTTGCGTCGGTGTCCAGGGTGGCTATCTCGTCCAGTAGGTCTTTGAACTGCACCCGCAGTTCCCCCATGCTGATGCTCTTGCCAGCTTCGGGGAACTCGGGGTGCTCCAGCGTGTAGCCGGTTTCAATCGCACGGGCGAGTCGGATATAAGCTACAGCCAGTCGGGTTGACTTGCGGCGGATAGCAAAGATCATGCGGAGACTCCGCTGGATCCATGAGGCTCCAGTGGCGCCCACATTCAGGGTGTTCACCGCGTCCCACTCGGACATGGCAAGGTAAGCACCAGCGATGCCCAGCCGCGCCTGTGCGGCGCGGTGGGCCTCTTCAATCGCCAGTACCTCTAGTTCGCTAGGCGTTGCCATCTACGGGCTTGGTGGACGCGGGCTTGGGCTTGGCCGGCTGGGCCTCGCGCCTCGCTGCAGTCACCGGGTCAATGCCGTTCTGCTGCATGTCGGATACCTCGTCATCCTTCAACTTCTCCCAGTCCTGCAACTGACCGGACGTGACGCCGGGGATGAGGGACCATGCCGCACGCTGCGGCACGCCCAGGGATTCAACACCCTTGGCAAGGCCATCGAGCATTGCGCCGAAAGCCTTGGAACTCATATCGCGCCAGCGGACTTCGCCGCCGAACGATTCAGCGCCGGCCTTGTCATCCATGGCTGTGCAGATGAGTCGGAAGAGTTGTTCGTGGGAGTCGCCCCAGCTTGTGTGAAGATGCTGGAGGAAACGCATGAACTGCGCTTCAAGCGCGTTGAGCGCTTCGGCCGAAAGGTTGGACACGTTGCCAAGCAGCGCGTGCAGGGGGAACTGGGCGATGGCGGCAAGGTTCTTTGTCGCCTGGTCCTCAGCCAGCAGATAGCCGGCAAGGGGAGTCTCGTCCAGTTGTCCGAACTTGGTATCGGGATTGCCGCTGACCAAGAGTTTCGCCTGGCTGATTGCAATCGGTTCCGGAATAGGTTTGCCCGTGACAGGATCAATCAGAGGTTCGCCCGTCGCGGGGTCGATCTTGAAGTTGACCTGCAGGCCAGCGGCAGTCCTGACCTTGAACGCACCAAAGTCACTCGTGATGTTGGTGGAGAAAGCCGCCTGGTTTACGCGGTCCTGCATGGGGATGATCGGGCGGATAACGCCCGACGTCGCGCCCTCGTCATCGATGTAGCAGGTGTACCGGACGACGGGGCAAACGCCCAGCTCGTGAGGGATGGTGTTCTTCAGCGTGAACTCTTCGGCCGTCGTGTACTCCAGCTCGTAGCGGTTCAGCTCGTCCCAGTAGACGGCAACGCCTGGGCGCTTCTCGTCACGCGGGTAGGACTTGATGGTCAGCGTGCAGACGGGAACAACATCGTTGATCGGGTCATCAAAGTAGGCCACGGTGTTGCGCGTGGACAGAACCTCAAGCTTGATCTTCTTCGGGTCCGGGTCAACATTGTTGACGTGGACGAAAGCGTGACCGTAGGTGAGCGCTGCCCGGTAGATCATGGCTTGCTTGGCGTCAAAACCGTTTCGCTGCCAACACTCATACTCGGGGGAGAAGCGGTCAACTGATCCGGCCGGCTTGGAGGATCCATCGCTCTCATTGGTGGAGCCAAAGGATCCGCGGCGGTAACCGTCCACAAAGCTCACCTGGCTTGGCAAGTTCACCAAAAGTGGAATCCAGTTTGTTATGCTGCGCTCTTGCAGATCCCGGATCTGATCGCTTGCCTCGCGGGGGGCGTAGGGCTTGGTGTGCTCGCCCAAGAAATACTTGTGGCAAATGTCGAACACGTCTGCCCTGTCCTTGCGGAGAGTCTGATACATCTCCTGAACCAGGTCCGCGTCATACGTGCCGGGTACGGCTTCCGCTGTCACCAGCGGGTAGGCAGACTGGGCCTCGGCGTAGTCGTGCAGGGTGGTCAAAGGGGAGTCTCCTAGAACTGGAAAAGTGTGCTGTCATAAACGACCGGGGCTTTCTTGCCACGCTCGGCCAGCTCATTGAGTGCGATGAATGCGAGTAGCAGTGCAGCCCAAGCATCCACCTTGTCCGGGGATTCTCTTGAGCGTTTTCTAAACGTGGTTCCCCACTTGTTCTCAAAGCGGCAGGTGTTTAGGGCGTGACGCCGTAGCAGGGCATCGCCATTATGGAATATCTTGCGGTCACGAACGGTTGCAACCAAT